TTAAGCAGCGCATTGATGGCATTACTTCTAGGTCGTGTATAGAGTTGTATAGCTTCTCTGCTGTCTTCTTGTCTATCTGCCCACGGTTAGACCAGAAGTCTACGTAACGCTGTACTGTCTCTGCCCACGTCTCTCTACGGCCTTCTTCTGGCATCCATCGTGCGTAGCGGCTCTTGTGTATAAACTGTTGGTACTGTTCCATTCTTAATCTTCCTCTTTATCAAATTCAAATGCTTCGTCAAAGCTATTCAGTATGTATTCAGAAATACAGTGTTTTATTGTGTCTTCATCAGGGGTATCAGTATGCTTGTGCGCCCTAAGATAACCAGCGTCTGTACCTTGCTCGACTATCTGCTCTATCAGTTTATAAATTTTAATTCTCATTTCGATACTCCAGTTCATCTTGCATTACTTTGTACAATGCTGGAAGCATGTTTGCCACTTGAGTTTCGAGACAAGCTTTTATGTGGTCACCAGTCATATTAGCAAGCTTGACTCGCTTGAAATCCTCATCACCGTTCTTACCGTGTGTTCCCCAAGTCACCGCTTCTCGGATAACAGAATGAGAATCAGCTGTAGTCACAGTAATCAGCTCTTCGTCGCCGTTTATAGAACGCTTGATATAAGCGCAACCCCCATCCAGCATATATTCTTTGCCATTGGCATCCTTGTGAGTTACATAGTCGTGACGGTGGAACGACTCAAGTATTGTACCATCAGGTGTTTTCAGTTGACTGCTTAGTATCTTTGGCTTCTCAATTTTTTTACTAAAGATAGCATCGTAGTTATCTTCATACTTCTTCTTGTCTGTGGGGCGGGCCGCTGAGCCTTTGCCCCCGTGTGTTTGCCCTGTAGCCATCAGTCAATCCTCCTCTTCAAATATCAGTTCTTTTATCAGTTCAGCTAAGTACCACTGAGCTTTCTGTAAATCCTCTACTGGCTTACCTTTGTAGTCGTAGCGCCAGAGGTACTTCATGCAGTTGCCCTTGAGATAGCCATTGAATGCTTCAGCAGACATAGATGCTTGGATACCTTCGATACACTCTATTGACCCGGTGTTGTAGTGGCTAGGTTTGTTGACTACATCTTCTTCATTGTCGTCAAAAGGATTTAGCTCTGCGTCTGCCATGTCAAGATAAACCTGCATCAAAGGCTCTTCTATTGCTGGTATTTGTTTACGTAGTCTATCCCAGTCTGAGGCTGTTGCGTTATTAATGCTCATCCGTGTATTTCTCCTGTGTTGTATGGGTCAATCTCTTCAAACATACGCTCTACGCTTTCAAGACAGTCTTCGTAAGCATCTTCAGGTGCGCCGTGTTCGATAGCTGTTGACTTCCAAAACTCTAACTCAGAAAACAACTCATCGTTTTTAGCTATCAGCTTTTTAAGATTGTTCATAAGTATCCTCTCTGTGTCTGATAAGCCTGTCTTCAAAGGCGTTTAGTAAATCGTCAGCGTCTATTTCAAGTGTCTCTAAGATAAGTATCTCATCGTTTTCCCTGACGAACTGTTCCTTGTATTCCTCAAATGTTAGTGACATATCTTATCTCTCACATACTTAAGTAGTTCGTTACTTGTTTTAACAGTGAAGCATGGAAATCCCTCTTTCTCACACCACTGACTCATAGTCATCTTACTACCTTTACGTACCTTTGTCAATGGGTTGGACAACACAAAGACTAGCTCCCACTCTGGCATAGAGTCTCTGATAGCCTTGTACTTCTGTGTGTCTCCTACCCTGAAGTAGCCCTTAGCCTCTATCAGTATCTTCTTGTCTTCGTTCACAAAGTCAGGCGTATACTTCCTGTGTGTTGTGTAAGGCAAGTTGTAAGGCTCATAGATAAACTCTTTGGTTAGTGCGTCTGCTAACGCTGACTCTAACCCTGACCTGTACTTAATCTTTTTCTTAGTCACTGAGCTTCAACTCCTGTACGTTTGGCTCCTTCACTACCTCGCATAGATACTTAGGCTGGTAAGAGTAGTTAAACAAGCGCAGATTAGGGTAGCAGTGCTGCTTGTACTGACAGTAAGAACAACCCATAGCCAGTTGCATATTACCTGACTTACCGTCTGGCTTAGGCTTATGACACACTGCCTCTGGCTCAGGCTTTTTTACCATCTCCTTGAGGTACTTAATCCTGTCAGCTATCGTACCGTTGAACTCCATGTCAACCTTAAACTCTGGGTCTGCTAAGTCGTACTTCAGGTAAGTGAGGTGACCTACTGTCTTATCAATAGCTAACCAACCAATCTGTGTCTCGCCTTCTGAGTAGGCGTAGGCTTTAATCTGGTCTACGTAGCCAAAGGGGTCATCCCTAAGTATCTTACCTTCTTTAAACTTCTTAAAACCAAAGCTGCTCGCAGACTTGACATCTGTAACAATACCGTCAATCTTGCAATCCATAGAGCCTCTGATACCTTCTACCTCACACCGCTTCTGTTCATCTGTAACTGTGTGGCCTGACATACGGGTAAGGAACAACAACAACTCTTCCACTAAATGCCCGTACATAAACTTAACGTAGGTGTGTGGCTCAATCTTCTCTTTAGCAGTACCGTTTACTACGTTCCAGAGGAATCTATCAGTGCGTCCTACGTTCGACAAGCGTAGCGTTCGTTTATCTACTCGCTTCTCCCTGCCGAACTCTGTGCGCATTAGAGCCTTTACGTTCTCACCAAACTTCTCTATCTCTGCTTCTACGTCAACTGAAGGGTCTGCATCCTTGCTCTCCATCATTGCGTAGATATCGTCTACCAGCGTATCAGTCGTCTTGTTCATCTTCTAGCTCCTTAAAAGCTTTGATAACATCTGTTGAGAATAACTTCTGTAAATTAACCAAGAACATTCTACTAGCGTTATGGTCGCCGCCGCTAACTGTTTTGAATTTGTCAAGTCTTTTTACAATCTTTTTCAAGACGGGGGTGCTGAAGACTAACGTACAGTATTCTTCTTCACCGATACAGAGGTTGTGGAACCAGTAGTCTGACTCCGTAGCTTCAATCCCTGAAGGCTTACCCCATGACTGGTACTCAATGCAGATGTTACCAGTACGTTGCCACATGTCCTTCTCTGACTTAACCTCTATCTTCTTACCAGTAAGCATCTCTGCTATCTTGTCTTCTCTGACCTCACCGTAGGCTAAGTCAATGTCAAACTTCTTTCTATTTTCTTTACTGGGTTTCATTAAGCAGCTCCTTTGAATGCTACGTTAAACCACTTCTCAATGTTACCCGTCTGCTTGTCTTCGGTCATCTCTTCGTAGACCGCGTCTAAACCCTGTTCCTTGTACAACTGATAGTGTGGGTGATTAGGGTTGCCTACTCTATACCGCTGTCCATCAATAATAACCCTTACCTTGTTTCGTTTAATCTTGTCTAAGGCATCAGTGAGTCTCTGCCCAGTTTGCTCCCACTTTGTATTCTCCTGCAAGGGGGCAGTTGAGTTTGTAGTGAAGTCCGGAAGCTTCAATACAAGATGTTGCCAAGCGGCCAAACCTTTCTGCGTCTTTTGATTTAACTTCTGTCTGGATTTCATCATGTATATTTCCTATTATTTTATAGTCAATTTTATATATAGTAGCATATTCTTCCAGTAAACACAATGCCTTCTTCATTACAATAGCACCTGCTGACTGGAGTAAGCTGTTCAGTGCAGCATGTTCTGACCTGATTGCCACTCGTCTTCCATCCAATCCAAAAACATAACCTCTTCCAGCAGCCACTCCAACCTGTTCTCGTAGTCTACCAAGAGCTGGCGTATTTCGTAGGAACTTCGTTTTAAGTCTTTTGCCGTCCTTTGCAGTTCCTCCAACGATGCTTCCGATTTTTGAATCTCCTGCGCCGTATAGGAAAGCGTAGATGAAAGTCTTTGCTTGGTCTCTAGTCTCAAGGCCCGCAGCCAACTGATTTGCTGTGTGAATATCTCCTGTGAGTATTTCATTAGTGTATGCCTCATCTTTCATGTAGTGCGCCAGCATTCGTAGTTCTAAACCACTGGCATCCATACCAACCAAGCTATAACCTTCCGGTACTGTCCAGCAAGCTCTACATTCTTGGCCGTAAGGCGAGTAGACTGCTGGTACTTGACCCATGTTAGGGCTTGAGTGTGTCATACGGCCTGTTACAGCGCCGTTAGCGTTTACGTAACCGTGTACTCTATCGTCATCCTTAACTGCTGTTATCCAGCTCTGTATCTGTGCTATACGCTTCTGAACTAGAAGGTACTCACCAATCAGTGCAGCCTCTGGTATACCCTTGACTTTATTGAGTACTGACTCATCTACTATGGGCTGACCCTTCTCAGTAAATGTCTCAGGCTTCCACCCAAAGTACTGTAGGTATCGGCCTATCTGTTGGCGCGAACCTAAGTTAAACTCAGGGTAATCAATCCTACTAAAGTCTGCTACTGCTGTCTCCCAGTGCTCACCTAAGAACTTCAGGCCAACGATGGAGTACGTACCGTCTTTCTTAACCTTCGGTGATACTTGTTTTATAAAAGTAGGTAAAGGTCTGAACTTAGAATGTACACTATCCTCTAAGTCAAGCTTTTTCTCTTTTAATTTAGCTAGTAGAGTGAATGCTTTTCTCTGGTCTAAGAGCCAACCGTTCTTGATTTGTTCTGCAATAATAACCTGTACCTGATGTTCAAGGTCAAGGCTTTCACCTCTAAAACCAGCAAGTGATACGATGAGCTTCTTATACACCAGTTCATTAACTCTAACGTCTTGCTTACAGTACTCCACCATATCCTGAGAGAAATTAAGCCAATCATTATAATCTCCTTTAGGGCATCCTAACTGTTCACCCCAACTATCTAGTGAATGACCGCCTTGGCGTGAAGGCTCTGCCAAGCGTGACATAACAAGTGTATCAGTTACCTTCTTACCATTGAAGTCTACGTTCCAAAGCTTTTTGAGTGCTGGTATATCATAGCCAATTATGTTGTGGCCTATGATTTCCATCTGCTCAGAGTAAAAGTAATCTTTAAAAGTAACCTCACTGGTAAACACCAGCTCCTTAGCTGTGCTTACTTCACGTACTGCAACACACCATATAAGAGTAGGCTCTAGCCCGTTGGTTTCAATGTCAAAGACTATCTTCTTCACTTACGACTCCTTACGTTCCATGATTCGCGAACTCACCGTGTAGTTCCTCTCGTGCTTTACGTACTGCTACTTCAGCTTCAGGCACGGTGCGAAAGTGACCTAGATGTTTCCTCTTTCCATTGAGAGTAACCGAAGCACTCCACATGTTATGAGTTGCCTTCCATCTTACGCCTTTAACTCCTGAAGTGTTAGTACTCCTCCTGCCTTGGTTGTGGTTGTTCTGTGTAACGGTGGCAGCGCGTAAGTTCTCTATGCGGTTATTTTTCTTGTCAGTATCTATGTGGTCTAAGAAAGAAGGTAGATAACCTTTGTGCATTAAAAATATTATCCGGTGATTAAAATACCTAACCCCCTTAATGCTGGTTCTTAAGTAACCTTGTCCATCATCTGTACCTACAACCTGTCCTGCTTCCGCACCTTTACGGACACTGATTTTGCGAATAAGATTACCAGTCTCCTTATCATATCTAAAGCACTTGTTTACTAAATCTAAAGTCAATTCTTTCATGTTAGAACTCCACGTTAATCTCAGGCATGGGAGGCGGTACTGACTCAAGTCTCGCAGTAGTATCGTTGTACAGTAACCAACCAGCAGCTCCTGTCTTACCTGTCCGTCTACACTTGACAAGCTGAACAAAAGTACAGTTTCTAGCGTGGTCGTCCTCAGCTAACTTGTCTCTGCTTAAAAGTATAGTGTTAAAGGCTATCTGATTAATGGATGACGAACCCTTGAGGTCGTACTCTCCTACATCATGTGCGCCCTTGCCTTTCTCTGGCTGTCGCATATGACTAATCAAGATAATACTAACACCTGTATTCTTAGCTATCTTCAAGCATCTGTCCATGAAATCATCAATAGTTACGTTGTCGTTACTACGGACGGCGGCCTGTAGCGGGTCAATCACTACAACAGAACACTCTAAACCTTTAACCAAGTAATGTATCTTCCCAAACAACGCCTCTGTTTCAGAAGACCCTTGGTGGTCTAGCATGTGCAAGTTATCTAACTCAGACATCTCTAAGTACTTCTTATGGTATGCCTCATAATCCCTATCGGCGGCAGGTATGTTACTAATATTGATGCCAGCATACGGTGATAGTAAATTCTCTACTGTCTCACCAACATCCGACTCTAAAAAAATACAACCAATACGCTGATTACTCTCTGTAACAAAACCGTTGATTAGATTGGACACCATTGTTGTCTTACCGATACTAGTCAACGCGCCAATAACTGTTACTTCGCCAGCGACTATACCACCGTTCATCTTCTCGTTTAAGTCAGAAAAGCAACTTGGCAGTGGGATAACTTCCTCTGTGCCACGCTTGAGAAACTTCTCCCAAACACCTTCTTCGCCAAAACTAATAATACCGTCAGGCTGGTACGTCTTAGCGTTCCACCACTCTTTAACAAAATCCTGTACCTTACGCTCTTTAAGCATCTCCCCCGCGTCTTTCAAAGGCAACGTAATGTTCTTGGCCTTATTAGGTGTGAAGAGACTAAGAACTTCTGCGGCTGCTGTCTGTCCGGCTTTGTCGTTATCAAAACAGATACAGACATTATCGAAGGTCTCCAGCCATTCAAGGTTGGCTCTAATATCCTTGGAGGCTCCTGCTGCGCCTGACCTGATTGATACTACTGGCCACTTACCATCGAACATCTCACAGACAGCCATTGCATCGACCTCTCCCTCTGTGATAGTGACGTACTTGCCTCCGCTTTTAAATGCCTGTTGTCCGAATAACCCAGCGTTATTAAAATCTCCTGTTGCGTAGAATCCTTTGTTCTCTACTTGTCTGACCTTCGTCCCTGTGGCCTGGCCTGTGTCTTTATCGTAGTACGGGTAGTGGTGCTTGACAATCTTGCCCTCTGGGGAGAACTCTACAGTCACACCGAACTTAGCTGCGATTGTCTGTGAAATCTTCCTATCGGGGATTGACGCTATAGTTCCTGTCATTTCAAATGCTCTTGTGGGTTTCTTAATTACATCAGCAAAGTCTGGGGCAGTTCCGTTGCCCCTCTCGTAGTGACCACACCCACCGCTGAAGCAGTGAGCGTGTCCATCAGAGTACCTTGCAAGGTTGTTGCCTGAACCACACTTAGGGCATGGTTCATGCTGTACAAAGGTAGACTCTTCTTTCATCCTTAAAAATCCTCTGCGCCTTCCATCTCTGCTACTTCCAGAACCTTGACCTTATTGAGGTAAGTACCAATACCGTGTACAGGGTGCGGCTGACCGTCTGTATATAGTAGCCTGACTTTAGAGCCTCTGGTCACTCGACCGCTAAAGGCTGACCCATCTGGGTTTAGTACTGGGACGTCAAACTTGCTGCTAAACTTACGCTGTTTGACACCCTCATACTCTCTCAGCTTGACACCCTTAGCATCTAGCTCATCTGCTGTGGCATCATCTAAAGACACTACCAGAGAGAATTTACCAGTGCTCTGACCTTGATACATTTCGTGCTCATTCAGGTTCTCGAATGCTACTGTACCTTCTAAAGTTGCTAATGACATAATTATTACCTTTCAGTTAGTTATTAAATTGATTTATCTTCTTAAGTATACTTTAGTTAGTTACTTTAATGTTTAATCTTAAAGAACATAACATAAGTTTAGTCTAACATTAGTTATACCCCCTGTCAACCTCAAATTCATCTAAACTCACTGTAAAATCAATTTGGGTGTCAACTGTTGCGTCAAAATCAGTGTAGGCTTTAGTTGAAATCTTACTACAGTCGTAGCACATCCCCACCATTGTGTCTGTTTTACCGTAGGTTTTATTCAGTTCTGCCCCTGTCAATATAACGTCACATGCTTTGCATCTACTCATCTCTGTTACCCCCGAAGGCGTTGTCGTATTTCTGTTTAAAGTCGCTGTAAGGCATTGCGTGGTATTCCTGTCGCAACCTATCAGCGGCCATTGCTTGCATCTCTGATACTGTCATACAATAAAGTTGATACTCTACTAGCTCGCTAACTAAAACGTACTCTGTATCTGCTAACCATTCGCTCTTGTGCTCATACCCTATCAACTGCTCTTTAATCTTACTCACTATTCGTACTCCTCATCATCGAACGTATAGGGTAAACCGTAACTGATAATAATGCAAGGTAGCAGTATAATCATGCCCTCGAAAGGCAAAGCTTCCATATCCCCTGTAATGCCGTTTTGCGTCCATACTGGCCTAGATTGACACCATTCAATATCGATTCCAGTACCTGTACGCCATTCTACTGATAAAAACTTACCCCACAACATCATGCTCATGATTTACCCCCTTGTTTATGTAAGGCACTGCATCGGCCAAGGGCGAATAGTCATACCCTATCCATTCTTTAATTTTACTCATCAGTCTTCTCCTTCCAAGATAATATCTACGGCCTTTACAACGAAGGCACATACCCCTAGAACGAACACGAATAGTGCGGCTGTTTCTAAAAGCCCGTTATCCATTGCCAGCCCACCTAAAAGCCCCAGCCCTACTAACCACAGCATTGCTTTACCGACCCACTTTTTAAGCTTCATCGCCATCCTCCTTTTTCCTGTCGTTGTAGCCGGTATAATAGGCCGTTGGCATGTCCTTTGCCGGTTTATATCCCACAACATCATGCTCATGATTTACCCCCTTGTTTATGTAATAGACCAGCCCTAAGGCCTTTGTCGTAGCTTGTAAGGGCTTCCGGTGCCTCTCCTGACCCTACCCCAAAGCCTCTGAGGTAATCGCCGTCAGAATCGCTTAAATGGACACTCTGGTCAACCCTCTCTTTTACGAATACACCGTCCACCATTTTACCCTTTCGGTCTTTTATATCCTCATAGGCATGACTGAGACAATCAAACAGGCTTAACCCGTTACGCTCTGCGATGTTTATCAGTACCACCATACAGTCGCCTATGTCGTCAACTACTGGCTGTGAGAGCAGTATATTGGTCTCTAGCTCTTTCACCTCTTCGACCAGTTTGGTATGTTGTGCGGCATCTGTACTTCCCTCTATTAAATTCCTGTCTCTATGCCAAAGGATAACCAATTGTTCTAACCTATTTAAATCCATCTCAATTCGCCTTCTTTCGGTTATGTTGTGAGTAGTAGTAACGTAAGTGCTGAATTAAATGATGCGCCGCCGCTATGTCGTCTGAATCGGGCGACCAGCTACCGTCCTGCAATAGTCCCTCTATTAGTTCTTGTATGTCCTCTGCGGACGCTTCCAAGTCCTCTCGCATTGACTCCTTTAGCTCCTCAGCCGTTAACGGTTCTCCGTCGAAATAAGGGTCTCTCGCGTCCTCTTCACTTATTCTACAACCTGCCATGGTTATTCTCCGATGTTGTTGTTGATTGGTTTAATGGTAGCCACCCGCAACCACTCGGCAGATAACCGCTCTGTGGCCGTCTCTAGCCTGCTATGCCCTACACTCTCGCGCCCCTTGTTACCGTATCGCTCTGGGTTGCGTTCGTGGGCGGGTGTGATATCCCATTCGGTAACCTCATCACGCCCCTTGAGCCTCCGGTACAGTGTGGCGTTGCTTATGCATGTTATGATAGCGATAGCG